ATCAAAGGAACAGTCAAAGAATCAGAAGTTATAGTCGGAGCTTCCGATGGAGCTATCCCAGCTATTTATAAAGATTATCTCCGAACTGATAGTTTGGATATCCTCTTTCGTTAATTATTATTAATATTAAATAGAATGTCAGATAAATTAGAAATCTATGGTTTAGACCAAGCCACAATGACAAAAGTTGTTCGTAAACTTGAGAACAAAGGTGGTAAAAAAATTGGTTTAGGCTTTCTTCCTTTCTATGACTCAGCCACCGAGGAAACTATGTGGGATGTTGTTCGAGCAACAAATCCGCTAGCTAAATTCCGAGCGGTAGATGGTGAAGCTGAATTAGTTGGAAGACAAGCGTTCGATAGAGCGTATGCGGATGTAGTAAGTATTGCTCGAAAAGAGAGATTCAATATGTCAGATTTGAGAAAGATCAGAGAAGCTGGAATGTTGCCTATTGTTGATGGTAAGATTTCAATGGTTGCTCAAATGGCTGCTGAAGCAAAGAAAAAAGTAAGAATGGCACTTGAAAGAAATAAAACTGCTATTGACAATCGTCTTGAATGGATGCAAGTCAATGCTCTTTTAGGTCAGATTACTTATGCAGGAGACGTTAAGTTTGATGTAGATTACGGGTTGCACGCCAAACATAAAGGATTGACACCTTCAGTTTCGTGGGAGACTGTTGCTTCTTCGGTACCTTTGGACGATATTATGGGATGGCAGGAAACTGTTGAAGATAATACGGGAATTCGACCAGATACAATTATCATGAGTTCAAAAGCTCTTCGATACATTGCTCAATCTGCTCAGATTAGAGATACTCTTAAGTATACTAGCCCTTCATTTTCACCAGGCAGAGCACAGTCTTTTGTCGAAAGTGAATTAGGAATCAGTATTATCCTATATAATACTCGATACACTGATGAAACTGGAAATACTACTAGTAGAATTTTGGCAGAGAATAAGATAATCATGCTTCCTTCTAAGGAATTGCTTCCTGATGGAATTGGTGATACTGCTAGAGTTGGTCACGCCTTGGCTAATTATACCCCTGGTTACTACACTTGGACTCAGGAGAAGAAAGATCCGTATGCTCTTTACGCAGGAGTTGGATTGGATGCCTTCCCAAGGATTATTCACCCAGAAGTATTGGCTAACGCTAATGTTTACACAGTATAGTAAAATTTGTTTTTTTACTCATAGGGCACTTAACTGCCCTATAGTAAGCAAATAAACCAACTAAATGTTTAAAAGGATTCACTACAACCAAGAAGAGGGAATGGTTATCAGAGTTAAAACGGGGGATGAATCACTGCCTAAAGTTAAATCACCTAAAGAAGTTTTCCGTAAAGAAAAAGGATTTCCATGCAAGCACTGTGACTTTGTTGCAAAAAGCAAACTAGGATTAATTTCACATAATCGTAAACACAAAGAATGAGCGTTACCTATTCAGCTGACAAAGATGTTTCTTCTAAATATTCTCATTTAAAGATATCTAGCGATGTTGTCGTTAATGACTATCGAGAAGAGGCTTACAACGAGATAAACATGAAGATAAGTAATCTTTATATTATTCCGATAGACTCAACTAATGTGAATGATATAGCCTATCTGAAGTCGATAGAATCAAGATTAGCCGCAGGAAATATTTTAATCGCAGTTTCTACGACAGATGAGCTAGACGAGCTTCATAACTACGGAAAATTTTTGATAGATCAAGCAGTTTCTAAAATAGATGAGTTAATAAAGCAAACAATAATTTTAAGAGGAGCGACGATAGATACCGATAAGGCAGATAATATAATAGATGCTGGTAAACTTCAGGGTTCTGCTGCTGATGCTTATAGTACTTTTGATAGACCTATTTCTGGGATAGAGAATGATGCGATTGAAGGAAGGGTTAATGCAGAGAAATATAGCAGTTTGAATGACACTAATGAAGTAGTATGATATCTATAAAAATGACAGGGCAAATTAAAGTCCTGACTCTTCTAGAAAAACTCAAAAGAATCGATAAAGTTGTTAGAATCTGGATGGAAAGCGGAGAAGTTGACCAAATAATGAATAATAGCTTCTCGAAGAACTTTAAAAGTCAAGGTAGACCAAAATGGGAGTCTCTATCGGATATTACTAAACAGACTAGAATATCTAAAGGATTTGGAACTGGTCCAGTCTTACATGAAACAGGAAACTTAATGGACGAAGTAACGTCAATGAGAGGCCCTGTCTCCTCTTCTCCTGGAGGTTCCGTTAAAGAATGGGGTATAAACCAACTAAGACCATCAGAACAAAGTAAATTTAGAGCTCATCAGACAGGGACTGGAAAACCTGGGCAGAAACTACCTCAAAGAAAAATGATTGGTTTCCAACCTGAAGATGCAAAGAATTTGACTAGAAGTTTAAGTAACTGGTTATCAACACAAATACAATGAGAAATCTTATTTTAGCAAACATTAAAGACGGATTGAACAATGAACTTGGCGAAAAATCGCCTTATGACACGCTACAAGTAGAAGATATCCAGGCAAGATTACCTGATTCAATTTTAGTAAATTATTTTATAGGGTTGTCGATTGACCGAGCAAGTGTTATAAATCAAGAGATAGGAAAGTTTCATCCATCAAACAACGAATACTTGTGCTCAGTAGTAGTTAGGGTGAGAAATGGTGATTATCAGTTAGGACAAACCGAGTTAGACACCTTCGTAAGAAGAATTACTAAGTATTTTGCTAAGGATACTGGAAGTTTACTAGGTTTAAACTCAAATGAGGATGGCGTAGACGAGACAGTTATTTCATATAATATTGAAGATTTTGATTTTATCGCTGGACAAGCTAAGAAGAAAGTCGGATTAATTCATCTTTGTATGATAAATTTAAGAATAAAAACTAATTTAAATATTTAATTACAAACAAAATGACTTACACAGCTGAAACGGGGTACGTAGGGCTAGCTCGACAAGATGTCCAGGGAACATTCAAAGAGCCAACTGATTTTATGAAAGTAATGTCAGTAGATTTGAATCCTGAAGGAGACAAACTTATCCCAGACCCAGAAATTGGATCAATCAGTGATATCGATTCAATTCACCAAGGAACCTATAAGATTAGTGGTTCAATGGATAGTTACGTTAGACCAGAAGCGATTGGATTGCTTTTCTGGGGTGCTTTAGGTACTAAAACTAATTCTGGATTATTGAGTGGTGGTGCATATCTTCACAACTTTACTCCAATCACATCAGGAAGCTTACCTTGGTTATCAGTTAAGAAAGCTATCGCAGATGATGTCCAAGTATTTGATTATAAAGATTGTAAGGTTGACGGATTTACTCTAGATATTAATTCTTCTGAGTTTTGTAGTGCTAAGTTTGATATAGTAGGAATTCAAGACGAAGAAGGTTCCGCTGTTTCTCCTAGTTTTGAATCATCACCTTTACTAGTTGCGACTAAAACTACTATAAATATTGGAGGAGTAGCGACATCAGCTAAGAGCTGTTCAGTTGAATTTAAAAACAATTTAGAAAGCGATGACTTTAGAGTAGGCTCAAGATTCTTAGGAGATATCACAGAGAAGAGAAGAGAGCTTGATGTTAAGATGGATTTAGTACTCGATACTAGTTCAGATTTATACAAGAAAGCATTTTATGGAAGTTCTAGTGCCAGTGAAGCTGGTTTCGATGTCCACGCTGAAAGCGTAGATATTGAGTTATCTAGTCCAACCAATATCAGTACTTCTAGCTTGCCATACAAAATTCTAGTTCAAATCAAGAACTGTGTATTTATGTCTGCACCAACTCCAGCCTCAGGAGATGACCTAGTTGTTATCCCTCTAGAATTGAAAGCTACTAAGGCTACTGGTTACAACCTAATCGAAGTACATATCTGGAATAGCAAAACTGCTTATTAAAAATTAAAATATATGTTATGAGTGAAATTTACTTTGGAGTAAACAAGAAGAAAAAGTTTTTTCTTGGTTCAAAAAAAGATCAATGGATAGAATTCAAGAAATTGACTGAAGGAGATTTGGTTAAATTTGAAGACTCAATGGGGGGCAAGGTAATAATGGACTCCCAGTCTCAAAAAGCTGAAGTGGAAAGTAAAGTAGGTACAGAACGCCAAGCTTTAGTAGAATTAGCTGTTTGCGGTTACAACATTAGAGTCAGCGAAGAGGAAATTAAAACAGTTTATAATTTAGAAGAATGGAAAGGATTGTACCAATCAATGGACGGTGATATGGCCAAGGAATTGAGCATTGCTATCCGAGAATTTAATGGTATTGGTTCAAAAAAAAAGAACTAAAAGATGAAATAGGATTAATTACCAAAACAAGAGCTTGGGCTAGAGGAAATAGCGTAATTAATCCTCCACCCGAGCTCTCTTTGTATTCAAAATGTAAAGAATTTCATTGTTTGCCAGATGCAGGAGGTTGGTATGATCAATCTCATCACGTTTGTAAGACTTTCTCTATAATTAGTGCGATAGAAGCAGAAGAGCAAGCTAAGAAAAATAAGAAAAAATAAGATGACTGATGACTTAACAATACAACTTAGAGTTTTATCATCGGGGGTTGATAAGATAAACTCAGCCAATACAGCTATTAAAAATCTTGATAGTACTGTTAAAACTACTGGTAATAAAATTAATAATATCGGTAAAGTAATGGAATCAACTGGTTCCAGGATAAATGTTTTGGGTCAAAGGATGACAGGGATGGTTACTTTGCCTCTTCTATTTTTTGCTAATAGTGCAATTAAAACAGCTTTAAGCGTAGAAACAGCCTGGACTAGATTCGATAAGGTTTTCTCAGGTACGGAAGAGCAAATGGCTCATTTGCAAAAAGCAGGGACTGAACTCTCTGAAAAATTCGGTATCAATGTAGAAGACGTTGCTGAGGTTATGGGTGAATTCAATAAAGCAGGAATAGAATCAGAAGATATGTTGAAATCATTAACAGAGCAAGCCTTAGAAACTAGTATTTTATTTGATACAGACTTGATGGGTGCCTTCGATGGAGTGAAAGCAATTATGTTCGGATTTGGTTTGAGTGGAAAAGAGACAACTGATGCGTTAGCTGCGATTAACGTTGTAGCTGATTCGACTACTACGTCAGAGCAGGGGATTCTTGATGTAATGGAGAAGTCTGGAGCAATTTTTAAACAATATGGGGTAGGAGTGACAGAAGCGGCGGCACTAACGTCTTTATTAGCACAAAGCAATATAAAAGGATCAACTGCTGGTATGGCTTTCAAAACAGTTTTAGCTAAGATAGGGG